GCCAGATGAAATCGGAAAAACCGTATTCCTCACCCGAGAAGAAGCCGAAGTAGCACTGGAAAAGATGAAAAAGAGGGAGAAATAACTATGAAACTCACAGGCACATACAACGGCAAACTAATCGAACTCGAACTCACCGAAGAACAAATTGAGGTTTTGAAAAAGGCAGAGAAAAAGAAAACTGGTTGGGAAAGGTCTGAACAAAGCCAAACATACTATGTTAATTATGCTGATGGTTATGGCTTGGCTACGGAATCTTTTGATAGCATTGATGCTAATAGATATGAAAAGGCTAACTATTTTTCTAACGAAACTCTTGCCGAGGATATACAAAGAGCACAAACCCTCCAACGCAAATTGTGGCGCAGGAGTGCAGAGTTGTGTGAAAAGGTAGATTGGAGAAATCCAGAAACTGAAAAGTATTGCATTCGCTACGATTATGACGACGACTTATGTGTTGATTTTTGTGTTTTGATTAGAGGTTTCGGAGAAATATACTTTGATACCGAAGAACACGCAGAACAAGTCATCAAAGAATTTCGTGATGAACTCATTTGGTATTTTACAAAATTTGAGAGCAGGATGGACTAAGGAGGATTAAGCCATGACAGAAAAAGAACTCATTCGCCGCGCCATAATGGGCGATAAGAAGGCACAGAAAGAATGTACCGCAAAAGGAATTATGTTGCCATGTCCGTTTTGCGGTGGTAAAGCAACGATGCAACAGGATATAACAGGCAGAGAATCGTATCATGTTGTTTGCAGCAATGTAAAAGATATGTGCAATTTAATAGCTGGATTACCCATGTGGAGCGAAAGTGAAGAAGATGCACTGAAAGTATGGAACACCCGTCCTGCACCTCCAGTTGGCAGGTGTAGGGAGTGCAAGTGTTGGCGGAGAAATGGCTCAGATTGGGGAAGTTGCTCTAAATGGTACACAGAAGATAAAGTACAGGCTTTTATGCTGGAAGATGATTTTTGTAGCAACTTTAAACCGAGGGAGGAATCACGATGAAAACCCAAGAAATCATCAAAACCCTGCGCAGGATGGCAGTAAACACCGGAACCCTGAATTGCCTTGGGTGCGGATACGAGCACAACTGCGGTGTGCATGGGTGCAGAGTGCTCAGAGAGGCAGCGGACAGGCTGGAACAGCTGCAAACCGAAAACGATGCGCTCTTTCGGGCGGCGATGGGCAGCAGAAAGGAATCGGGATTGATGGATGAATAGGAGGAAATAAAACGCTATGAAATTTTACAACAACATATCCAACCTCCAGGACTGGGAGCAGACCGTCCGGGTGACGCTACAATGTGGACCGTATAAAGGGCATATTTCCTTTGTGGTAGTTGGAAATCAGTTTGGGAAGAATGTTTTGGCGTTTTACCCAGATCAGCTGACTCCGAGGGATATTGATGCGTTTGTGGAAAACGAGTGCAACATGAAGGTTGACCCAACGAGGAGAATTTTGCACTTTGATTTAAAATCAGAGGAGCTTAACAGCACGCAACATTATGAGATCCCATGCATGGATGCCAGGATTGACAACATGGTTGTTGCTGTGGAAATCATAGAATCGAAGCCGTACAAACGCAAAAAATAGCAGCAAAAAAGGGAGAGCCGAAGC